GCGTTGGCAAGGGTATATGCAGTTGTAAGAGTACCGTTCAGGCTAACCTTAATATCGGACTCTTCTAGGTATGGGAAAGTGAAGGAATAGAGAACGGTTGAACCGTTCCCTGTATAGCTATTTGAGGTTGTTGCCATTGCTTAGTAAGGCATGTTAGATAGTGCTTCTATCGTGGTATTGCGGTTCAGAGGGACGCCATCAGGTCTGCCTTGACGGTCAGCAGTACGACTTGCTCTGTTCTGAAGGATCTCGTTATCGAGTTCCGGGTACTTACGCTTAAGCTGATCAATAGCGATATCCCTTTGATCAGTAATAATCCGAACGATCTCGCTATAGAAGGGTTGATTCTCCTTGTAGATCCGTTCTCCATTACGGAGACGCTGTTGAAACTCTTCCACAGCCGGCCAGAAGTTCTTATTCGATACCCAAGCCTTAAGCTCGTTCTGCAGACTGCTCTCACCCATCATCTTCTGAAGATCAGAACGCTGCTGGGGGGTTAGCTTTACGCCAGAAAGCGTCTTAAGAACCACAGAGCTATCAAACTCAATACGCTCTAGAGCATCTTTGACCTTGTTACCACCACGATCAGTAGATGCAAAGGGAAGCAGGGCATTGGGTCCGCCACTGACGCTTGGCACAGGCTCACCAGTAATGAAGTCATACTGGGTAGCACCAGTCTTAATCAGACCAAAAGAAGCTGAATAAGCCAAGCGCTCTAACGTACCGTTGTACTCCTGCATATAGGGACTCATGAGGTTGGCAAAGGTCCTACGTAGCCCTGATAGAGGTAGGAAGTTGTTGGCAATCTCCGCAGGCATAGAAGCAAGTGTCTGAATGCCCTGCCAGCCAGGTGTAAGAGCCTGCCCAAGGGGCACCACACCCTGCATATAGCTCTTATTGGTGAAGTTCATGGCTACTGCATAGGTCAGATAGCCGGCCAAGTACTGGGCACGGTCCTCAGAGAGTTGACCAGCTTTCGTCATGGCAGCCAGGTCAGCCACAGCAGTGAGAATTTGACCAAAAGGTTCTAATCTGCTGATATCCAGGAACTTATCCTTACCTTTCTCTCCTTGGATCTTACCCATTGAGAGTTTTGTAAGGTTAATAGACCTAGGTTGGTTATTTTGCAGCCAAAGCTTCTTCTCCTGAGGATCAGGAGGTCCATTACCAATCAAGATACCGTTAAATGCAGCAAGACCGCCAGAAAGAACAAGCATACGGCCATAGGCTTCGCGTCCTTTATAGACAGCCTTGGCGTATTCATCAGTTCCATTCATGATCGCCTTATATTCACCCAATGCCCGGTTAAGAACTGGAACATGGGTACCAGCATAGACCATGATGTTATGGCCTGTCTTCACAAATGGGAAGAAGATACGCATAACAGGAAGCTGGTTGACCATATCTCCGAATGCCTTCATTGGCCCTTCGAGATCAGTCTGGAATGTAACCTCTTTAGCTACGGTGAGCAGATCCTCGTTGAGGATAGCTCCAGTTTTGGTGTCGAAGTTCTTATCCAGGTCAGCCTTGAGCATACGCTCAAAGGTTTCTTTAAGTGGATCGGAGGTATTAGCAGACTCGCTGATGGCTTGCATCATGGTCTGGGAGTTGTACTCCATACGACCAACCATTGTCTTAAAGAACTCGTCGCTACTGGTCAGCAACTTGGAAGGCCAGGCGAAGAGTGGGAACTCAGCCACATCCTTCAACATGCTGATGAAGCCAACAGCAGCTTGGAAGCCTTTGTCATCAGAAACATCAGCAGTACGCTGAAGCAACTTGAGCTTCTCAGTGGCCTCTGCAGCTTGTTCGACGACCTTTGAGCCACCGTTGACTGGCCCATCCTTCATGGCTACAGCAGCAATCCTGAAGGACTCTCCGAGAGTCTTGTGGAAGCCATAGAAGGAGGCAATAGCAGCCTTACGCACCTGTGCATCACCACCCGTAGCAGCCGCGATGGGCCGGTAGATGGTGTTCATAGCGTTGGAGATAAGGTTGATCTCCTGGGTTTTCGGGCTGGAGAGCATCGAGTTGAACATGATGTTCAATCCATTACCCGTAGCAATCTCCCTGATGTACTTCCAAAGGGAAGGCATCTTAGATGGATCACCTTCTGCCAGAACAAGGGCAGCAGATAGGCGGAAAGCTTCAGCACGTGCCTGCGGATCACCAGAGGCCAAGTCCTTAACAAGCTTGTCGAGTACCTTATCGGCATTCTTGATCTCATTAGCCAGGGCCTCTTCACTGAGAACCTTGACTGGGTTGGAGATCTCAATGCCAAGCACAGGAACTTTGATCTTATAAGCGCTTAGATACTTGCTATAAGCATTAGCACTTACCTTGTGAATACGCATCAGAGACTTAAGCTCATCTGCCATTCGCTGGACTTGTGGGAAGGTATCCATATTGGCCTCCCCTAACTTCATGATGGCAAAGCCAGACTCATAAAGACGGGTAGTAACTTCCTGCATCAGACCACGTACCTGGACAATGCCAGCACGGCTAAGCAGTTCATCACCCTCATCACCACGACGAAGGATCTTGGAGAAGTCAACCTCTCCAGCAACACCTAGGGCATCCTGGATTCCCTGAGCTGCTTCATTAGCAACCTCATCAACGGTCTGACGGGATACCCGGGAAAGCTCCTCGACGTTGACGGGGTTCTCCCTAACCATCTGCCGGAGCATCTGAGCAGGGGCATCACCAGTAGCCCTTGCGATACGACGCAGCTGGGCTGTAGTCACGGTCCGCTGGGATCCTCCAGGAGCAGTACCAACAGAAGCAGTGCGGGCCTGCATCTGCTGCTGGATTGCCGTAGTGGAATCAACAGTGCGCGACTCCATCGGTACGCCGAATTGGGAGCTGAGGTGGACGCCTGTAGTGCCTTCAAGGCTTTCACCGCCTAGTAGTGGACGCTTATGGCCATTGACGTAGACATACTCGGACTGGTCAAAGAGGTCACCGAGGAAGCGGGCCTCCTCCTCAGTTGCGACACCACGTACTAACTGAATCTCAGGGGCGTTAAGGTCCGTGTTCCAGGTGGCTCGTAGTAGAGCATCATCACGGGAAAGGATGTCAGCGTGTTGAGCAGCAAAGGCGTCTAAGCCCTCAGGGGTGAGGTCATTTAGTACCGCATTGTCGTCAATACGAACAGCAAAGTAACTGACTTGATCGCCTGTTCTAGGGTTAAGCAGAGCACTCCAGCCATCTACCCGGTTGTTAATGAAACGTATATCGTTCTCAAGGCTTTGATAGAACCGTTCAAATGGAGCAGGTCCTGGTGTAAATCGCTCAGGTACAACGTTAGCAACGTCATCCCAGGTAACTGGAAGACCCTGGCTTGACTGTTGTTGCAAAGCAGCAAGACGTTGCTGGATTGGATTAGGGCCTGCATTAGAGGCATACTCAGCTAAGACATCACTTCGTGAGCGATCAGAAAGCTGCCCCCAAGGGCTTGCATTGGGGCCGTAGTCTGCGCGAAAAGCATTCTGGTCATATCCCCTGGACTCCTGATTCCTAAAGAAGTTTGAGTTGAAATCCTCTGCTGTATTTTTGATGAAGTCGGAGCTATAAACAGTACCAACACTCCGATCAGCACGATCCAGGAAAGTACCTTGAGAACCAATCAACCTACTAGCTTCTTGTGGGTTGTCAAGATCAATAGGCTGTAGCCAACGTCCGCGCCCATCTGGCGAACTACGAACGACAGCAGCCTGGGATCCACCTTCGGTAACAGGGCCAAAACCTGCCCGTTCATAGAGACGAGCACGAATCCCTTCCGAACCATCTGTGTTTGCGATACCGCTGATGCGGGCCAACTGAGCCTGTTGCTCAGGCGAAGAGGCGTCCCAACGTTCTGCACGTAACTCTGGGTTACCGCCCATGTCAATGTATTGCTGGCGAAGATCGCCAATTCCAGCGCGTCTAGTCTGAGCGGCACTAGCACCCCTAAGACCGTAGAAGTCACCAGCTGGAGAGTTAATTAGAACTGACCCAGGAGGAAGTTGCTCTCTGGCAATTCTATTAAAGTCGGTCATAACCCTACGGCCAAAGGAACCGAACTCGGTACCGTCTGGCACATCCCAAGAAATATCAAAGGCAGGGGTACCTTCAGGAAGCCCAAAGGCCGGGACCATGTTCCGGTCTACCGAAATATGCCACTTAACTTGCGCTCCATTAGGAAGCATCGTAATTGTACGGGCATCTCCAATGGTAGCCAACTGGCGCTTAACGGGCTGAAGAATCCGATAGGTATCAAGCAGACGATTCCTATAAGTGATTAGATCACTATATTCGTAGAATTTCTTAGGACCATTCTGGAGGTCGGATGTAGTCTTCAGGTACCCAGTAGGGTCATAAATCATGGCGACCACATCAGGCCTGCCATGAAGAGCCTCATCCCAGCCGGGGGGTGCATACTCAGCGTTAAAAGGAGTACGACCCACGGTCACAAAGCCATTACGCTCGTAGACCTTGGTTAGGTAAGTGTCAAAGTTATCAAGCTTCATGCCACCCTTGGCTACAGCAGCCCGAAGGATGTCATCAGCCACACCCTTACGAGTTGAAGTTGGATCTTTGAAGACACCTTTGATGTCACCATCCGGGGCGACTAGGCCGTAGCCACCATCAACAGCAATCCGCTCAGACTTAGCAACAGTCTCAGGATCAACGCTGTCCACGCTCCAGTAGGTGGTGGGGTCAGCAGCCTTCACCTCCTCCAATCGTTGGACAAACTGCTCAGCGTCAAGTGGCTTAGTGGAAGTGACTGAAGACAAAGGTTGGGCAGAGTCCAGGGTCTCCTTGAAGACCTGCTCCCCAGCCGCTCCAGCAGCCTCTTCTGTTGCTCCACTCTTCAGGGCCTGCCTAGTGGCACGGACTCCACCGATGTATGCGCCAACAGCGTCGGCAGCAGCACCAAGACCAAAGCCTTCGAAGCCAGTCTTGAGCATTGCCTCCCAGGGGGAATCATCTTCATCAACAGACAGGGCCGTCAGGAAGGTGGGATACCACTCAGGAGCGTTCTCCTTAATCAGATTGGAGAGGTTGCCCTCCCCACGGGTGGCAGACATCATGTCCGCAGCAATACC